GCTACAAGCATAAAAACTAAGCGCCAAGAAGACTTTATGTCTCGCCACTGGCGGGGTTTGATGGGGTTTACTTATTGCATCATTTGCTTCTTTGACTTTGTTATTGGCCCATGCCTTTACTTTTACGTCCAGCAATTTGAAACGCAAGCCTCTAATGATGCTTATCGTCAGTGGCAGTCTATGACTTTGCAGGGCGGTGGATTGTTCCATTTCTCTATGGGCGCTGTGCTTGGCGTTAGTTCATGGGGTAAGACGCAAGAGCGCACTTCTGATGGAGCAAAAACAAATGCTACTTAATCCTTATTTTTGGGTCGCTCTGGCACTTAGCTGGCTGGTGGTCGGTGTCTCAGTCTATGAGCATGAAGAAACGAGTTTTAACAAGGAACGAGCAATTGCTCAGGCTGCATTAGATGCCGCCAACAAACACGCACTGGAGGTTACAAATGATCGAGAACAACGAATTGCCAAAATTTCTAGCGATTTGGCAGCCTCGCAAGCAAAAGCTGACAAGTTTGCAAAGGATTTGCATAGCGGCATTGCCTCTGGCGCTGTTAGGTTGTCAATCCCCATTGCCAGTTGTAGCTCAGTGTCCAACGATTCCTCCTCTGCCAGTGGGAATACAGAAGCAAGAGCCGACCTTGACGCAGGAGTTAGTCAATCTCTTGTCTCCCTCACAGAAAGAGGCGACCAAGCCATAAACCAACTCAATGCTTGCATTGATGCTTACCAAACACTAAGGGATAAACAATGAAAGAGAACTTTGACGCTTGCTTGAAACTTTTGCTCAAGTCTGAAGGCGGTTTTGTCAACGACCCCAAAGACCCAGGCGGTATTACCAATTTAGGCGTTACTAAGCGTGTTTGGGAAGAATGGGTAGGGCATGATGTCACAGAGACCGATATGCAGCGTTTACAACCTTCTGACGTTGCTCCGCTGTATCGCAATAAGTATTGGGATAGGGTTAAAGGTGATGACCTTCCTAGTGGTCTCGATTACTGCTGTTTTGACTTTGCGGTCAATGGAGGCGTTGGTCGTGCTGCTAAGCTGCTTCAAGCGATTGTCGGTGTTGACCAAGATGGTTCTATTGGGAACGGCACTATTGCTGCTATAAAAGCGCATGACCCTAAAGAGTTGATTGATTTGTATTGCGCTCGGCGGCAAACTTATTATGAAAGCCTGCCAACTTTTGATCATTTTGGTCGTGGCTGGACTGCTCGTGTGAGTCGTGTTGAGGATGAAGCCAAAGAATTGCTTGCCTGACATATTGGCGTAATGTTTGACGCACCTAATTGCGCCATGAAAAACGTCCCAAATACAGAGCAGGCCGAACTTTTTGATAAGTTTATTAAAAAATGGCAAGCAAAACTGAATTTGAACGATTGGCGCATTGAGCGTTATAACAAGACTGTCAGGGACGCTATGGCTTGTATTACCTTTGATGATGATGCAAGACTAGCGACTTACCAGCTTGGTTCGTTTGGTGAAGAAGAAATCACGCCAAGCAGTTTGGAATCAACTGCGCTGCATGAGGCATTGCACGTTTTTCTACATGATTTGCGTAAATTCTCGGATGATGAGGGCGTAGAGCATCAAGTCATCAATGTGCTGGAAAAGCTGCTATTGGAGATTTAGATGCCTCTTATCAAACTTACAGATGATGAATTCTTGCAACTTTGGCGGGAACATGGCTCTGCTAGAAAAATTGCCAAGATTACTGGCATGGATGAGAGAAACATTTACAGGCGCAGAGATCGGTTAGAAGAAAAGATTGATGCCCCTTTGTATACCATCAAAGAAAGAATTATTGCTAGAGAGCATCCAGCTCGAAAACTCTTAGGTATTGAAAATGGATGTGTCATCGTTTTTTCTGATGCCCATTTCTGGCCTGGAAATCGATCTACCGCTTTTGATGGTCTTTTACATCTTATTAAAGAACTTCAGCCAAAAGCCGTTATCTGCAACGGCGATGCTTTTGATGCCGCTACTATTAGTCGTCATCCTCGCATTGGATTTACTCATAGCCCATCCTTAGTCGAAGAACTGAAGTCTTGTAAGAATCAGTTAGGCGAAGTTGAGGAAGCCGCTAAAGCCGCTCGGCATAACGTAAAGCTGGTATGGCCTTTAGGCAATCACGATGCTCGTTTTGAGACCTTTCTAGCGGCTAATGCGCCTCAGTATGAGCAGGTTCAAGGGTTCTCTTTGCGTGACCATTTCCCTGATTGGGAACCTTGCTGGTCGTGCTGGCCTACTGAGACATTGGTTGTTAAACACCGCTGGAAAGGCGGCGCACACGCTACCTATAACAACACTTTAGGCTCTGGTGTGTCAATGGTGACAGGACACCTTCACCAGCTTAAGTGGACGCCTTATAGCGACTATAACGGTGTGCGTTACGGTGTAGATTCTGGAACACTGGCAGAAGTTGAAGGCCCTCAGTTTTATAACTACACTGAGGACGCTCCTTTAAATTGGGGGTCTGGCTTTGCTGTTTTGACTTTGTTTAAGGGGCAATTGTTGCAGCCAGAGCTTGCTAGAAAGTGGGACTCAGACCATATTGAGTTCCGAGGCGAAATCATTAGGGTCAGAGAGCCGAAGAATTTAGACGTTCAATCGTTACATTAAGGGCATCCAGTTCTTCCATTTTGCGGATTGCCCAAGCTCTTTTTTGTCCATGCCAACCCATCATTGACCCTCGGTGGCAGTCTGGACAGAGCGCAACACAGGTATATTGAAGCCCTTGCACGATGTGATGTGCCTCGCTTGGCCCAGGCGTATCACAAACACTGCAAGGAAGCTCTTTAACTCTGGCTAAGTATTGACGTTGTTGTTTGTTGAGTTTGTTGTTCATCTATGCGTTTTAATTTGATGGTTACATCCTCAACTTCATCAAGGTTATAAACACGGTTAGCAATCTTATCCAGCAAGTCGCCACTGTCGTTTTTAACAGTGACTTTTAGTTTTACTACATAAGTTTTTAAACTAATTCCCATTCTCTTTCATCCCTGTTTGATTTTGATTTAACTTTTTTGCCTGTTGGTCGGATAAGACCTAGCTTGACCATTTCATGCAGCCTGCGAGCTACTTGATTGGGGTCTAGCGTGCATCGGTCGGCTATCCCATCTTTACCTTGAGGGCCGCTGAGTATAAGCACTGCCAAGATTTGATCGTGGTGTGCAACTTCAAAATCCACTTTTTTAGCAGAGTCTTTGCTGGTTTGTGGGTCATTCTTGCGAGCTAGTTTGAAAAACATGATTGTCCTTTTTAGGGTGAGGGCAGTTTTCAGGAACATCGACAACGCACCAAATAGCCGTGTATTGACCCTGTGTTGGGCCTTCCCATCGGTCTATGTAGGCGTCTGGCATAAAAGATAGTGACTTTCTAGTGGTTCTTGGCAAAATTTTCAGATTTGCAGCAATTTGATCTGCGGACAATCCATCTTGGTTTTCTTTAATAAGTTTGCGGATTGCATCATGGTGAGATTTCACGAAGCCAGCTTTCTAGTCTAGGGGTTAATATTTTGTTTTTTCTTGCTCTGTAATTTGCTGCACGTTCGGCTTGGGTCAATCGGTGACGTTTAGCGTCTGGCTTGCATCCAATCATGAAGATCGGTTTGCAGTCTCTACCTAAGCGGTCTTTTTCCCAATCAGCAATAAACACAGCTTTCTTTTTGTGTAGCTGTCTGGTGTAAATATAGACCGTTTGCTTATGTAGCCCTGATTCTTCAGCAAGTTCTTCTGCTGTGCGTGTACCGTCTAACAACAACTTAACAAGGTGTGCAAAAGACATGGCGTTGACTTTTACTGCCAATTCTTATCTCCAAAATTCATACAAAACAAAGTAAAACCCTATCCAGAATAGTGCTGCCCAGAATATGCAAATTAGTGCTTTCAAAATGGTGCATCCTCAAAGTTGTCTGGATTGAACTTAGGCTCACCAGGTTTGCTTGGTGGTAATTGGGTTGGAAAAGGCCAAGTATTCATGCGTCCTGCTGTGGAAAGTAAATTGTTATAAACCTTACGGCTGTGTCTCCGTCTTTAAGTAGCACAACAAGCGTTGCGGCTGTTAAATCCATGCCGTAAATTAAACGTAGTGCTTCCCAAATTTTTTGCTTTTCGTTATTCATGGTTCTTCTCCTTTAGTTTGGCTTCAATGGCTTTTCCAAATGTCAAATATTGCATTGAATCAACTTGTTTGTGCGTTTCAAATATTTCCTCATCCGTCAGACCAACCCATTCACGCTCTGGTTGTGCCAGTGCTTCTTCGCAGGCATAAATAGCGTTGCAAACGTCCCAATCTTGCTCATACTTTCCCGTACATGGTGACTTCTTAAGCGCCTCAAGCGCCATGCGTAGGGCTTCGTCTTTGTTCATGTTTTACTCCTCTAGAATATTTTTCCAATAGTGCAGCTTAGCCATTTCAAGCACACCAATTAATTGCCCAACGGTGAGATGGTCATACTTAGGCCCGTTGATAACGGAACGTAGTTCGTCCAACAAATCATTGCTCAACGCTTTCTGGTCTGAAGATGGGATTACGCTCAGTTTTGGTTTTTCGGTCATGTGTTCTTGTCCTTTTTTGGCCCTAATTTGCATAAACCGCACATACATTCAACCGGTTCAGGTTCTGGTTGTGCCAGTGCTTCTTTAATGGCGGTAAGGGCGTTGTCAACAAGGTGTGCATCT